GAAATTCATGAAAAAAATATTGGCTGCGGGTTTAATTGGTCTTGGGTTGGTGGGGTGCGCTACTCCAGCCTATAATTATCAAGCTATACCTAAAAATATAAGCAAACCGCCAATTGGATCAGTTAATAAAGCATTTGTAGGGGATCAAATGCTTGAACAGGGAATGGTGGTTGATCGTGAAGTTCTAAACGTCCCTGAAAATATTAAAATTAGTTTTGCTTATTCACTTACTTCAGGCATTTACTTAAAAACAGGCAAAAATGAAAAAGGGCAATATTTTCAGCCATTCAACACTGTCAGTGGTGGGGGGATGGTTCAGAAAAACCCTTTAGCTGACCCATTTAAAGTAGTTATGTTAGATACTGAAGGTAAGCTCTGTGTAGTAACAGTATTTAATGCAAAAAACTGTACTGATAAACATCAAGCTACTATGAAGACAGTAGCAATTGCATCAGATAATTCCTTCCAACAAACATTAATTTATAGTGGAAAATTTGGAAATAAAATTAATGTCGGGTACCGTGAATTCTCAAGTAATCAAGCACGTCCTGCATTCAATAATGATGTTGAATATGATTTAAGCCAATCTAAGCAAATAGGTTATAAAGGTGCTTTATTGGAAGTAATTGATGCCACTAATCAAGATATTACTTACAAAGTTTTGAAGAACTTTAACAAGGTAGATTAAGATGAGTGCACCACAATATAAACCAATGAGAGAAAGTGAAGTTTGTAATGCTATCGGGTGGGTGTTAATAGCTCTTGGCTTTATCGCAGGTTTTTTATTTATTCTTGCATTTGGTCGAATTGAAGTAGCTTCTTACTATGGTAAAGAAACGGTTTGGTCTGGAGTTATGATAGCAACAGGAATCGGAATTATATTTAATGGATTCCTTGCAGGCTACTTATTTCAAAAAGTAGCTAGTATTCTTCGTTACCATGAGAATAAATAATATCTTGCATAAGCACCCTAGGATGCTTTTTAAAATTGGTTTAACTACCCTGCTTGGTAATTATATTTAACTTAAAAAGAACTACCCACTCATTGAGTGGGTTTTTTATTGCCTAGAGGAAAGTAAAATGGCACAAGAATCCCGTTTGGTCATTGTTATTGATTCGCAAAATGCTGAACGTAATGCGCGTAATCTAGGCAATGAACTTGTTAGCATTGAACGTAAAGGTGAATTTGCATCTAAGTCTATGGACAGCTTGTCTGTAGCCACCAGAGCTTTAGCTGGACACATGGCTGGTTTATTAACAGTAGGTTCAGCCATTTCAAAGATGGATACATATACTGGATTACAAAATCGCCTTAAGTTAGTCACTAACAATCAAGTTGAACTAAATAAAGCAACGGAAGACACTTTCCGAATTGCTCAAAAAACCTATTCAGCTTGGGATTCTGTGTTACAGGTTTACCAGCGTTTTAGTGATAATGCCAAAACTTTAAACCTCACAATGGATGACACAGCACGTTTAACTGAAACAGTTTCTAAAGCTGTAGCAATTAGTGGTGCAAGCGCAGAAGCTGCTGATGCAGCTTTAGTTCAGTTCGGGCAGGCCTTGGCTAGTGGAACGTTGCGTGGAGAAGAACTTAATTCTGTAATGGAGCAAACCCCAGCACTAGCAAAGGCTATTGCTAAAGGTATGGGTATTACTGTAGGTGAATTACGTTCAGTAGCAGCTGAAGGAAAAATTACTTCACAAGAAATTGTAAAAGCGCTTAGAAATGTAGAATCTGATGTTGATGCTCTTTTTGCTAAAACAGATATCACAATCGGGCAGTCTCTCACACTCCTAAACAACGAGATCACAAAATTTGTTGGCGAAGCAGGTAAGGGAAGTGGTGCGGCACAGGTATTAGCTGGATCAGTTCAAACTCTTGCAAGTAATTTAGATTTAATTGCTGATGGGGCTTTAGTAGTTGGTATTGGATATATCACTCGTGCAATTTTGATGAAGAGCGCTGCTATTAAAGAGGGAATGGCTTCAACTTTAGCGAGCCGCCAAGCATCTGTATTAAATGCTCAAGCAGAATATGCAGAAGCTACCGCTGCTTTGAATGCAGCAAAAGCTCATCTCGCGAATGTGCGAGCAACAAATGCAGAAACCCAAGCTAAATTTGGCGCAACAGCGGCAGCAACTCGATACGCACAAGCACAGGCAGCAGTAACTGCTGCTACAAATGCACAAACAGCAGCTCAAATTAAGCTAAATACTGCAACTTCAATTGCAGGGAGACTAGCTAAAGGGGCGTTTGGATTAATTGGTGGGTGGGCTGGAGTTGCAACATTAGGAGTAATGGGATTAGCGGCAGCCTATTCTTATTTTAATAATAAGGCAGAGGAGGCAAAGCAAAAGCTTGCTGAACAAGCTAAAGTTGCTGAGAAAGCTGATGAGGAGTTAAAAAAATTAACTGGCAATGATAAGGCTAAAGCAGTTAATGATTTAACTACTGCTTTTAATGCACAAAATAAAGCATTAGAGAAATCATCGCGTGCTGTAGGGTCTGCATTAATTGATATCGAGAACTATGCACGAGGAAATAGGGAGGTTGAAAAAATTTCCCAAGAAGCGAGAACTGGAACTATCAGCTATACAGAAGCCATTGAACGTCTAAATAAAATTAAGTTGCCTACAGATCTATATGAAAATCTGAAAAAACAGGCTGCGCAGTATGATGACAATGCATCTAAAGCAAGTTTATCAGCTGAGAAACTTAAATTATTAAGAGTTGAAGTGAAACTTGGAGGTAATGAAGCACAAAATGCGGCAATTCAGCATCAAAAACAAGCGGATGCTTTAGGAAATACTGCTACTGAAGCAGAAAAGGCAACTAAGGCTTTGCAAGATTATCAAGCCAAGCAAAAAGATAGCGTTATTGATTCAATCTATAAATCAGGTTGGCTTGATAAAGGTTACACTGTTGCTCAAGCTAATGCCATTTTAGAACTGCAAAAAGCTAAAGGAATGAGTGCAATTTTGTCTAAAGATGAAATTGATAGCGCACTTAGAAATCTCAAGATCATCGAAGAACAACAGGAGCGAGAAGATAAATTAACTGAAGCTAAAAGAAAGCAGACGCAGGAAATTGAAAAACAAGCAAAACTTACTAAACGCTTGGTCGGTATTTCCGGTCAATCCGGTATTGGTACTGGTCCACATCTTGACGTCCGATATGGTGGCTCATTGTCAGGTCAGAAAGTTTCTAATGAACATCTGGCTCGATTACAGGCGGGAGGAAAACCTTTAACTTCCTACAAGATCAGTTCTAATTATGGTCCACGAAAAGCCCCAACTAAAGGGGCTTCTTCATTTCATAAAGGTATTGATTTTTCAATGCCTGAAGGAACACCAATCACGACCAATGTTGCTGTGAAAGATATCAAGACATGGTATGACAGCAAGGGAGGTGGTTATGTCAGTGAAGTGATCTTTGAGGATGGAGTGTCTCTTAAGCTTCTACATCAATCTCCCAAGATGCAGAGCAAGGTGAAAGGTGGTGCAAGTAAAGGAAGTGATAAAGCAGCTGGTGATATTCAATCTCAACTTGAACGTCAACAGGATTTGCAACGGTCACTTGAAAATGAGGTGGCTAGTGAAGTCGGACGGATTAACAATAATAGAAAGGCAAGACTGGAGGATGTTGATAAAGCAAACTTTAGCCCGGAACGTACTGCAGAAATAAAGGCGGAAATAAATCGTCGTGCAGATAATGATATTGCTATAGCCAAACAAGCCCTTAGAACGAAATTGGAAGACTATAAGGAGTTCCAGAAAACCGAGGAACAGTTACTAGAAGAGTCCTTTAACCGTAAAAAGTTCAATGCAGCTCATGACCTTGAATTAAGTAAGTTTGAGCAGAAGCAAGCTGTTGAATTGCTGGAACAGCAAAAACAGCAAGAGTTAGGGTTATTAAAACTAGCTCAGGAACAGCGGTTGTTTCAAGCCCGTTTATCTCTGCTTTCTGAAACGCAAGCCATGCAGGAACGTTACAGACTCGAACGGGAGGAAATTCTTAAGAATACCAAGCTTTCTATAGAAGAGCGGCAAAAGCTAATCGCATTATCTAAAGCCAATCAGGATAAAGAGACACGCGATAAAGTGAATAATGCTGCTCAAAACTGGGGTGGTATCCAAGCGGATATGAATGGTACCGGAGAATTTTTCAGACAGGATCAGGAACGATTTAGCCGTTTAAATGCTGCAAATGATTTAGCAGATAGTCAATTTGCTGCTACCGACCTGAATGAGCAAAACTCTTTAGATGGTTTGAATGCTCAATTCGAAGCTGGACTAATTAAGCAGCAGGATTTCGAAAACCAGAAAACAGCAATCATTCAAGCTGCTCAGGACCAACGCAATCAGATTGCTGCCGAATATGCTCAGAATGCTCAGGATATTGAAGATAAATATCAGCAAGATCGTTTGAACACCCAAATTGCATTTGGTGGCCAAATGATGGGTTCTCTTACATCTATGTTTGGTTCAATGTTTGGAGAGCAATCTAAAGCTTACAAAATCATGTTCGCTGCAGATAAAGCTTATGCGATTGCAGCTGCTGGTATTGCGATTCAGCAAAATATTGCAGCAGCTTCAAAAGCTGGTTTTCCTCTTAACTTACCGTTGATTGCTGGGGCAGTTGCTCAAGGGGCTAGCATTATTGCAAACATCCGTGCAATCAAAGATCAAGGCTTTGCTGACGGTGGTTACACTGGATCTGGTAGAAAATATGAACCTGCAGGTATTGTCCATAAAGGAGAGGTGGTCTGGTCCCAAGAAGACATTAAAAGATGGGGCGGAGTTGGTTTAGTTGAGAAAATGCGTAAGAGTGCAAACCCTGAAGCTTTTCTCAATAACAATGCCTCGGCTGATAGTGTCATGCGCCGTGCAATGATGAGTTCTAATGCCTTTATAGAAAGCCAAAAGCAAGCTGACATCTTTAATCAACCGGTTCAAGATACTCAGATTATCTATAAAGGTAATAGAGACACACCTAAGTTGGCGTCTTCGGCAAATTCTGACTTATTCCATGATGGCAAGGTCTACTTCTCATCAAATGGTTTAGTTCAGGATCGTTCAAATCTGGATGATGTTCAGGATTTTACTTTAGGACGTACTTCACGCCCTCAAGCTGAGATTATGCCTTCAATTGAGCCTGCTTCACCGACAATCAATTTCAAAATTGAAGTGATTAATCAGGTGAGTGGAGCGACAGTTGAAGCTGAACAACTGGATGAGCAAACAGTCCGGATCATTGTTACAGATGAACTGGATAAGCAGCTTCCAAGAAAGGTACCGAAACTTGTTAGTGATCAAATCGGTAATCCAAACTCAACTATTAGTCGGTCTTTGACTGAGAATACGACAGCAAGACGGAATCGTTAATTTAAAAGCTACCTTTAGAGGTAGCTTTTTTAAATAAATTAGGACAAAATTTCAAAAAATTGGTGAATATTCTTATGCTTCCTCCAGTTCCTAAAACTAAGTCATCAGAAGTAACCGATATTATTAACTCTGCTGTTCTTACTGGATCGATAAGTGAATTTCAGTATTTTAGATGCAAACGGTTGCTTAATGATATTAAAGAAACTGAGCCACTAGATTGGTTTTTATTAAGCAACAGTATTATTGAAATGTATTTTGATAATCCTATTCTTGCGCATCAATACGCTCGAGAAGTACTGAAAATTAGCAATAGTGTATCAATTTTATCGAATCTTTATTTTGTTTTTCTTAGCTCAGTAGATTTTTCTAGTGCTAATGAAAATATTGATAAAATTATAAGTTTGTGTAGTAAACAAAATTTACCCTTAGAAAGTTTTATTCCTATTGACTTCAAACCTATAACTTATTTTCTAGATGGAATTTTAAATGATGATTTAAATTATTATAAAAGATTTAAAAAGGAAGACTTTAATGAATTTATTCAGTTTTTTGAAATTAAAAATAAACTAGAAATTGATTCTAGAGTCTTGAAACATATCGGTTCAATTCTTTTTAAATGTTTTAACTCAAGGAATGTTCGGTGTCGAAAATATGAATATAGTTTTATTGATGATGAATTTTTAATATTGCTTTATGTCGATAGAAGTTTTGATGAGATTGACGCTATGAATTCAGAAATATTTAGTAAATGCTATGATGAGGGTTTAATTGATGAACTGAATAAACTTTCATATTTTATTATTCCTTATGAAGTGGGCGTGGATTGAAAAATGGCTACTACAGATACACTAAATTACTGTTATGAGCTGTTAGGTAATTCTACAAAATATGATGAATGTCACAAAAGGAATATTATAGGGCGTGCTTATTACCATGCTTTTTATGAAGTCCGACATCATTTAGAACAACGACTATTATGGCCAGTAACAAAGACAAAATGTGGAGCTCATGAAAAAGTCTATAGCAGACTTAGTGGGTACCCTGCGGGTTCAACGTCTGAAATGATTCAGAAAAGAGCTGCGGAAATCAAAAATCGAATACAAAAATTAAAGAGGTTTAGAACAACAGCTGACTATCATCTTCATCTAACGATTTCAAATCAATTAATAAACTATATTTTACATGAATCTAGTCAGATATCTGAAGAAATATCAAGACTTTAGTTGTTAAAGATACTTTTATACCGACCCATTATGAGGTCGGTTTTTTATTACCTGAAGGAAAGTTATGTACAAGTTAAAGCTAAATCCTCAGACCAGCGGCTATGGCGTAACACCAGGTGATGATGTGAAACGTCAGCAGATGGATGGCGGACGTGGTCGCTATTACATCGATGTAAAACGTAATAGTCATATTGTCGATGTGAACTGGAATTTAAGTAAAACCGATTTCAATAAAATGATGGCTTTCTGGCGGATCTATCAGAATAAGCCAGCTTCATTCTATGCGGATTTGGTCATAGACCAAGGAACACGTCAGCAATACCAATGCAATTTCATTCCGAACTCGTTCAAGACCAATGAAGTGAATGGCAACCTTTACCGGGTAAATGCACAGCTCGAAGTTGTTCAAAACCAGCCTAACCTTACGGCCGATATAGCTTTGATTAAGGATTGGGAGGTCTAATGGATAACGAATACGCCAAGTTCTTTTTCAATCGTAAAGTCGATGTTTATCAACTGGAATGTATTGAGCTTTCTCATCCTTCCTTTATGAACATATACCGAATAGTTCGTAATGATGATCGTGGGGTGTATGTACAACATAAGGAAGGATCCGGTCAGGTCTATTATGAATTTTTGCCAGCATCTATTCAAAGATCCGGAATGCTCGGTGATTTGGACCAAACTTTGACCGTTTCAATTTCTGGACTTGGTGACATTTTGCCGGATGAGTTTGAACGGGTAATAGAAGGTCAATTTCCGGATGTAAAACCAACAGTTAATTATCGGCTTTATAGTTCAGATAATTTAAATACACCGATGCATTATCTGCTTGGCTTACAACTCGCCGGTGTTTCAATGAACCATAAAGCTGTGACGTTCAAAGCTGAATCTCCACGATTAAATACCGCTAAAA